GTGAAGGTGCCCCTCAATGGCGTCACCTACACCATTCGTTGGCTCTGGAACGAGCGCGGAAACGCCTGGTTCATGGACCTTTCGGACTTGGATGGACCGATCCTTTCCGGTGTGCGCGTTGTGCTCAACGTCGACCTCTTGAACAACACGGCCGACCCGAGGAAGCCAGACGGCATGATGATCGCCGTCGCGCCGGATGGCGTGGCAGAGGTGGACCCGACCCACGATGACCTTGGCGAGGCCGTCAAGGTCGTGTTCATCGATCAGGCCGATGTAGAAGAGCCCTGATGGCACCGCGGATCTGGAGGCGCATTTGCCGCGTGACCGTCGATAGCCTCGCGGTCGAGCAGCTCCGCGTGGGCTTCACGATCGAGCAGTCGCTTGCGAAGGAGACGAATCGCTCTGAGGTCTCGATTTACAACCTCGCCGAGTCGTCTCGCAACGCCATGCACAAGGCAGACGCCAAGGCCAAGGTGGTCGTCGAGGCGGGGTACGAGGAGACGGGCCTCTCTCTCATCTTCGCGGGCGAGATGCGTGCAGCCTACAGCCGGCCGGATAGCGACGGCGCGACCTGGATCACGGTCCTTCGTGCCGGCGACGGTGACAAAGGCGCGCGGCGCACCCGCAAGAAGGCCAAGACCAGCGGCGTGCGCCCGGGCGTGAGCCTTGATCGCGTGATGAGTGACCTCGCGAGTCGGATGGGGGTGGGCATCGGCAACGTGGGCGCCGAGCTCCGCAAGGGTAACCTCAGTTTCGAGGGCCTCGGGCAAGCGTTCGCGCGTGGGCTCAACTACAGCGGCAGCGAGTACGAGCTCATGCAGAAGCTCGCGCGCTCGGCCGGGCACGAGCTCAGTATCCAAGGCAACGAGTTTCAGCTCATCAAGCGCGGCGGCGTGCTGAGCGTGCAAGCGACCGTGCTGAATCGCGACTCTGGGCTCGAAGGCTCTCCCGAGATCGACACGAAGGGGATCATGAGCTTCCGCGCGCGCATCCTGCCCGGACTTGAGTGCGGGTATCCGGTACAAATCGAGTCGCTGACCTCGTATGGCACGGGCCTGTGGCGCATCGAGAAGCGCCGCGTTATCGGCGACACCCGCGAACAGGATTGGGTGGTCGAGGGGAAGGGGCGCGAGATCCGCTGATCGAATCCAAGGTGCTGCGCGCGCGCTCCTTTCGAATGCTCGCATGGGCCCTGACGTCTCCACACCTCGCGAAGCGCTTGACCGCGTCCTTGATGACTTTCGCCGCGACCTCTACACGAGCTTTCCTGCCAAGGTGGTGCGCTATGACGCAGCTCTCAGCACGGTCGACGTTGACCCCGCGGTGATGGTCGAGCTGCCCGGCGAGGAGCACGAGGGGGTCGCGTTCGAGGACCTGGGCGAGCAGGTGAACATCCCCATCCAATGGCCGCGCGCGGGTGGCTTCGTCATCACGTTCCCGCTCAAGGTCGGCGATTGGGTGAAGGTTCACTGCTCGATTCAAAGCCTGCTCGTGTGGCGCGGTAGCGGGCAGGTGCACGAGCACCCGGGCGTGAGCGACCCGCACGGGCTCAATGGGTGTTGGGCTGAGCCAGGCTGCTATCCCGATGTGCTGCGCGTGCAGAACGTGAGCACCGCGGACCTCGTGATCGGCAAGGAAGACGGCACCGCGGTGATTCGCATGACTCCCACCGGATCAGTGCAGGTGACGACGTCGAGCCATCAGGTGGGGCCTGGTCTGTTGCCCGCCGAGGGCGTGACAAAGGACGAATCGCTACACAGGTATCTCGACGTCCTGTTCAACTCTCTGCAAGGGATCATCGCAGCGCTTACGCCATTGCCGGGCGCGCTTCCTCCCGCGGCAACGCTTTGGACCACAGCGCTGCAAGCAGCCTTGGCTTTGAAATCCGCAACTGCGTCGAGGGTGTCGAGTACCGAATAGCGAATGGCTGACTTCGCGCTCGGCTCAAATCACAAGCTCGTGCACAACGTCACCCGTTTCGCGTTGGTCACGGGAGTCCATGCGACAGCGCAGCGCCTCAAGATCGCGCTCCTGCACTTCAAGGGCGAGTGGTTCCGAGACGAAAGCGCGGGCACTGACTATCGCGGCGCCATCGTCGGGAAGAACACGGACCTAGCGCGTCGCGCCGAGATCCGACGTCGATGTCTCTCCGTCCCGGGGATCCGAAGCGTTCAGTCGATGACTTTCAAGCTCGACTCGAAGACGCGGAAGCTTTCGGTTCGCATCTTCGCCGTTGCCGACAGTGGTGACGTCATCGACGTGTCGCTGGACACGGGAGGCTGAGAACGTGCCTGTTGGCGTGCGCTTGACCGGGTACGTGCGGGAGACCGAGGAAGAGGTCTTCAAGGTCTTCGAGCGCGAAGGTCGCACTCTGATCCATCCCGCGCTTGACAGCTCTCCTGATTCTGTTTTTGGGCAGTTCAGTGCGATTGTCGCGACGAAGGTCGCCGAGCTCGGCGAAGCACAGGGAGAGATTTACGAGAGCTTCAGCGAGAACGCTGACGGCGCGGCTCTCGACCGGGTCTGCGCTTACTCGGGCACGAAGCGGAACGGTCCTTTCGCTTCCACGCTGACTGCGAATGTGACATTGGCCCCGGGCGACTACGCCGCGCACAGCATCGTCGCCACGGTCACGGACAAGCCGGATGCGCGGTTCTGGAACACAGATATCGCGAGCAACCCGGGCTCAGGGAACGCTGTGATCCGCGTGCCGATGGTGGCGACCGCGGTAGGCCCCGTGCGCGCGCCGGTCGGCACCTTGCGAACGCTCGTGGCTCCCCCTTCGGGCGTACTGGCGATCGACAACGAGGTCGACGCTGATATCGGCTCGCTGACCGAGATCGACCCTCGCCTGCGCGTGCGCCGCCGGCGCGAGCTCGGGCTTGCTGCGCTCGGTCCGGTAGGTGCCATTCGCTCAGCGCTGAGCGCCATCAAGGGCGTGAACGATGTGCGTGTGTACACGAATCGTTCGATGCAGATCGACGCCGCGGGGCGTGCGCCGAAGAGCGTTGAGGCACTCGTACTCGGCGGCGACCCTCAGAAAATCGCGCAGGCGATTTGGAAGAACGTGGGCTTCGGCATCGAGATGGTGGGGACGAGCTCTCAGATCATCGTCGACGAAGAGGGCAACAACCAAACGGTGTTCTACGCGCGGCCAATTGCGCGCCGCATTTGGGTTCGCCTCTCCGGCAACAGGCAGGAGGGCTACCCCGGCGATGACGCCGTCAAGCAGACAGTCAGCGACTTCAGCGACGGCACGATCGAGCTCGTGGCGACCAACGGGGCGAAGATCGAGGGCGAGGTTGCGATCGGTGGCTTGATCTATCGCTCGAAGATTGCGGCCGCGGCGCTGACAGTCTCCGGAGTGCGGGGTATCGCGACGGTGGAGTTCTCCACCGATGGTGCGAGCTGGGTCAACGCCGACTACCAGCTCGCTCCGCGCGAGTTCCTCGGTCACCTCAACGAGCGCGGCATCCAATCCGGCGACGTCGTCGTGCAGATGGCGATCTGAGAGGAGCCTGGAATGTCCTATACGCACGTCACCGACCACGCCGAGCAGGCCGTCGCGATGCTGCACGGGCAGCACGCTGACGACGAGGACCTCAAGAACTGGATCCGGTGTTACTTCAAGTCGATTCAGGACCTCGAAGACGCACTGCCTGGCCTGTACACGGCGTTCGACCTCGACAACATTATCGATTCGCTGACCGAGTACGTCTACACGAACCAAGACGTGCTTGTGACCGCGAACGATGGATCGCCCGTGTGGGTCGGCTCCTCGAGCGGCACGACTGACAGGCTCACGCGCGTCGGAGGCGTGCTTGGCGAGCCGCGTAATGGGCGCCTAGACCGCGAGTACCTTGCGTACGTCATCGCGCGCACGCTCATCAATCGCAGCAACGGATCTGCGGACATCCTCTACAAGGTCGCGCGCGCGATTCTCGGGCCCACCAACAACACGTTGCGGCTCGAGGGGTCCTATCCCGCGGGCTACCGCATGTACGTGGGTGGCAACCGCATCGAGTTTCCTTGGGACGCTACGGTGCCTCCAGACGTCGTAGCGAGCGTTTTGGCGGATCTCTTGCTCGAGGCCACATACGGCGGCGTTGGGCTCGAGGTGTGGTTCCAGGCTTCGGACGATGCGCACACCTTCACGTTCGCGCCCGGTGAAGACAGCGTCGACGACGCAAACATGGGTTTTGCGGACGCTACAGGGCTCGTGGGTGGACAGTTCATCGGAGTAGAGGTTCGTTATGGCTAAGCCGTCTGATCTGTTCCGATGGGCTACGGGAGTGAGCGCGATCACTGCGCCCGCTGAGGCTAAGAAAACCTCGGGATGGCTTTTCGCAGAGCGACCGCCTCCGAAGATGATGAACTGGCTGTTCAACGGCTCGTTTCAGTGGCACGCGTACGTCGACAATCTGCACAACGAGCCGGAGTTCCTGAACAAACCGTACACCTGGATCGGCTCGCATCAGTTCAACGGCACGTTGGTTGCGCTCAACACGACGACCGAGCTCAACGGCACCTTCACGCGCTTCAACAACGTGAGTCCGATCCTCAACGGCCCCGCAAACGAGATCGTCTACAACGCGCCGCGCGCCAAGGCCATCTTGCTGCCTATGCCGCCACAGGTTTCGGTGATGAACAACGTGGGCGCGGCTTTCGGCTGGACTGGCGCCGACGGCTACGTCTACACCGATGATGGCGACGTGCCGTACACCGCGGAAATCGCGCTGCCCACTGGGTGCATCATCACCGGCTTCGTCGTGGCTGGTCACACGCAAGGTGGCCCGGGATTGAGCGGCAACAACTTCCGTGCGGGGTTGTACAAGAGCACGCCCCGAGGCCTCGCGGGTGGGCCGCCAGACGTCGTGCCGCTTCTTCCTGAGGTTGCAGCGGGCGTTTCGGGTGCTGGGTTCGGTAACGACTTCATCCTCGGCAACACCACGAGCGGCCTCGCTGAGACGGTGAATCGCGCGCAGAGCAAGTATTACGTGAAGGCGTATTCGTCTGGTCAGCCGGTGCTCGACACGATCTATCAGATCGCTGTCACGTTCAACGACCCGGGGCCGCGCAACGGTTGATCGCATCAGCCCGCGCTATCCGAAGCGAAGCAACACTGCCGCGGATGCTCGACGTCGAGGGGAACGTCGATGAAAGCACCGGTAGTCATTCGCAACGCCATGCTCGATGCGATTCGCGCGAGCTACAACAGCGGATACATTCGCTGCTACGCGGGCACCAAGCCCACTGACGGTGACGCGGCGCTCTCTGGGAACACGTTGCTCGCCGAGCTTCGATTCGGAGCGACAGCGTTTCCCGCTGCATCGGGTGGCGTTCTCACGGCGAACGCAATCACGGCCGATTCGAGCGCAGACGCGACTGGTTCATGCACGTTCATTCGCTGCTTTCAGTCCGACGGCACCACGCGGCTTGGTGACTTCACGGTGTCAACAACGGGCGGCGGAGGCGAGGCGCAGTTCGCGTCGCTGGCTTTCGTCTCCGGCGTAACGATCAGCCTGTCTTCGTTCACGATCACGAACGTCATCGGAACCTGATCTCGTGAATCCAAGCCCGGCGATGCGCGAGGCCGAAGGTGGTGCGCATGCCCTCGCATGAGGCTCTCACCTACGCCGATGGCATTCACAGCGTCATCGCCGGGACCATCGCAGACGAGTCGGAGTTCACCGCCGGCATCGTGCGCGACCACGAGAACCCGTCAGGGCGAGCCATTCGCAGCACCGACGTCGGCAAGATCTATCAGCGCACCGACACCGGCGTTTGGTACGGGCTCTTCAACTATGCGCCGATCAACTGGTGGGACTTGGGCGGTGGTGGTTCCACCACGTTCCCTAGCGTCCTGACGCAAGACCTCGACGCGGACGGCTTCAGCGTACTCGACGCAGGCTCGTTTCTTCCGCGGATCTCCTCGGTGCCCTATGCGGCATCGGTGAACATCAATGTGGGCGTGCGATGCGCGCACACGATTGCGCCTCTCAATGGCGACGTCGCTATCGTGCTGATCAACCCGGTGGATGGCGCGAGTGGCACCATCGAGCTTCGTCAGGACGGCGTTGGCGGCCGCGACATCACCGGGATCACGTGCACAGGTCGCACGATCAAGATGCCAGACAGCCCGGGCACGTTGCAGGTCGACCAGACCGCGCTTGCGGTCACCCTGCTCGCGTACGAGGTGCGCTCTGACTACGTAGCGATCGCTCCAATGTCGCCCATGGTCAACGCGAGCTACGGCCCCCCGGGAAGTGGGGGCGGCGGCGGGGGTGGCGCGGGGCTATCGAGTGCCGAGCCGCCTGCAGTGGGGAACGGAACGGGCGGCGTCTCCGGCTTGGCTTCCCGCAGCGACCACACGCACGACCTAGCGGGTCTCGTGGGCGGTGATCTGGCGGGCGCGTTGCCCACCCCCACGGTGAGCGGGATCATGGGCCGCTCGTTCGCCCCGAGCATGACGACGCCAGCGACCGGGCAGGTCATCAAGTACAACGGCTCGGCGTGGGCTCCCGCGGCCGACAACGCAAGCTCGGGGGGCGGCGGCGGTTCCTTCGTCACGTCTGCGCTGACGTTCTCGAGCCTACTCGCGCTCGACTTCACGGGCGTCGATCGCTTCACGCTCGCGCTGACCAACAACTGCACGATCAATGGGCTAGCGAACGTTCCAGAGGCTGGCTGCCAGCTCGCTGTAACCCAGTCCGGCGGTCCCTTTGCGCTCACTTGGCCGAGCGACGTGCAGCGTCCTGTGGGCGAAACGCTCGACGCGTATACAACGGGCGCCACTATGTACTCACTGTCGAAACTTGGCAGCGTGGTGTACGCGGCGAGGTCGCCAAGCTTCGAGCCGAACTCGGGCACGCCTGCAGGTCTCACTGGCGCGGTCGCGGCTACGCTTCCGGGTCTGGTGGGCTCCGCTTCTTCGGGTGGCGCGTTGGACGGCACGGTAGCCGCGACCATGCCCGGGCTTGTCGGAGCGGCCGCGGGGACCGTCGGAAGTGTCAGCTACCTTCCCACAGACAAGGGCACGCTGGTCGGCTGGTTCAAGGCGCAGCTCGCCAACATCACGCTTTCGGGCGCGGACGTCGCAGCCGTCGCAGACTTGAGTACGCAGGTGAACAACGCGGGCGCGCCGAGCTTCGGCGCTCTGCCGCTTTGGGTGGGGAGCGATTCGAATTACGCGGGGCACGGCTCCATTTCGTTCGACCGCGACAACGGCGATGGCGAAGGCTTGCGCGCGGATGGAATCGCGGTCGACATCACGTCTGGAGGCGTCTTCACAGTCTCTTGCGTCTGCAAGTTCGACAGCTTGATCGCTGATCAGGCGATGTGGGCGATCAAAGGCAGCGGCAACAACTACATCTACGTGGGATTGTCCGCGGCCGGCGCGCTCTCGGTGGTCTCCGAGAACACAGCGGGCGGATTCGCGCAAGGCACCGTGGCTCACAACGGTTCGCCACACGTTGTCACGGCAGTCGTTACGCCACGCGTGGGCGCTACGGCGGGCAGCATCGTGCTCTATGTCGACGCAGCACCGGTCACGCTCACTGACGCCACCATCGAAGCTGAGGGGCCGTTCTCGCTCTTCTACCTCGGCATGTACGAGGCGTATCCGTCCGAGGGCACCATCGCTGAGATCGCGGTGTACAACGAGTCGTTCGACTCGACTGAAGTGCACACCGACGCGGTCTACATGGCCTCGGACAAGGGCCTCACGATCCCATGAGCTGGCCGCGCTGGTCGGGCTGGCCTGCGAGCGTCGCCAAGCGGGGCAGCGGCAGCGGCACACCTTCCGGCCTGGTGGGCACCGTGGCCGCCGTCTTACCTGGCTTGCGCGGGGCGAGTTTGCAGACGGGCGTAGGGCTGTCTGGAACGGTCGCGGCTTCGTTGCCCGGCTTGCGAGGTGCAGCGGTGGGCAGCTCGGCAAGTGCACCGGACCTCGGCACGCCGCTCAGTGCCGCCTCGGTTTTCTATTCGGGGCACTCCTTGCTCAACGCTCAAATTGCGGCGGTGGTCGACCACATCGCGACCGACCGCGGTTACTCGAACGAGTACGAAAATCAGATGTATCCGGCGTCGACGATTTGGGCGCGCACCGCCAACGGCGGCAACCCCTACGACACCACGACGTGGGATGGCTGGACGAACGGCCAGAACCGCGATGGCACCGAGGGACAAGACGCGTTCCTCGAGATGAAGAACACGAACCGCATCTCGGCGACCGACTACACGCACCTCGTGATCGCAGAGGATCACTACTCGCTCGAATCGCTTCGCTTCTCCGAAGGGCTGAAGTCGCTGCGCGCCTACTACGAGACCTTTCACTTCACGTCACCGAGCGGCATTGGCTACTACTACGACGCATGGCCGTGGATCACGAACGCGAGCGACCTGACAGACTGGCTCGCCCTGACGCGCGCACAAACCATTTTTTGGGAAGGCGTCGCAACACGCATCAACGACACGCTCTCTTTCACCGGGCGGCTTGACCGCATGGCGACCTTGCCGGGGGGCAGCGCGCTCGCCTATCTGCTCGAGCGGGCTACGACGGGCAGCATCGCTGGTATTACCCAGGGCAGCTCCGCAGCCACCGTTTACACGGTGATTCAAGACGAAGACTACCCAGAAGGCGACGTGCACCTGACCGAGGTGGGCGCGTACTTCATGGGCTGCGTGATCTACGCGTCGCTCTATCGTCGCTCTCCCGTCGGCGCGGCAACCCTGGGCAGCGTCACCGGCACGCAAGCGACCTCCCTCCAAAACGAGGCCTGGGACTTCGTCTCTGCGTACTACACCGGGCAACCGCTCGGGCCGCAGCACGACACCGCTGCGCGTCTGCTGCAGGCGAACAGCTTCGCGTCGATCTACGGCGCGTACTTCGACAAGGACGTCCCTGGCTTTCAGAGCTTTTTCGCGGCCACGAACAACAACAATCCGATCTACTGGTCGACCAGCGCCGATGTTCCCGTGAGTGGATGGTGGCCTTTCCCAACGTGAGCTGAGCTGATGCGTCCCGGGATCCCCTTGCTGCGCAGCCTTCTCGGCCGCCCGCGCGGCGGTGGCGGTGACGGGTCCGCACCCACGGTGGAGATCACGGGCCAAGTCGCAGGCCAGCTCCCAGGGCTGCGCGGGCAGATGTTCGGCGGCGGTACTGGGATTGGCGGCTCCGTAGCCGGCATTCTGCCCGGGCTCGTTGGAGCGGCGGGCTCAAGCCCCGTTACCAGCGCGCGCTCTCGCGCTTCGATGAACATCCCCTGGCTCACCTATTACGACAGCTGCGTGCACGGGCTCGATCTGGGGTGGCAACGCTCGGACTGGGGCTACGGCGGGGGTGAGAATCTCGCGCTCGACGCCAACGGGTGGCCTCGGAGCGTAGTCGCTGGCAGCGGCCAATACGCAGGCTTTCAAGCACGCGTTCTCTACCCGGGGCCACATGTCGCGCTCTACCAGGGGGACGGTGATATCTCCGTCGACTTTGGAGGCTCGATCCTCAGCTCCGCGCCGGGGCGCTACGTGCTGCAGCTCGACGGTGCGAACGATGGCGATGTCATCAACCGCGTAGGCATCCTGATCACGCGGTCGAACGTCTCGAACCCAGTGCGCAACCTGGTCGTCGTTCCGATCGCCAACGAGACCGACTACGCGACGAAACTCTTCAACCCGCGGTTTATGGAGACCCTCGCCCCTTTTGGCGTGCTGCGCATGCTCGACATGCAGCAGATCAACAACATCGATCGCCTCGGCAGCTCTGAAACCACGCCTGACCTTTCGCGCGCTGTCACGGACTGGAGCACCCGCACGACCGCGGGCTACGCGCTTCAAGCGCGTCGTCAGGGAGCCAGCAACGAGCTCCTCATCGACATGTGCCGCCTCAACAACAGTCACCTGTGGTTCCAGGTCCCGCTCTTCGCGACCACGAACTGGTGCGACGGCATGGCCGGGCTGTGCGCGAGCTACGCGCCCCCGTGGATGCACTTCTTTTTCGCGTACGGCAACGAGCAGTGGAACGACGCCTTCTACAACGGCGGAGACGCCATGCGGCTCGGGATCTCGCGTTACGGCCTACCGAACGAGTACGACACGCGCTTCGGGTACCAAGCGATCATGGGCAGGTACATGCGCCAGGCGATGCTCAACGCCGGCATCGCACCTTCTCGTTTGCATCACGTGCTCGAGTCGCAGGTCGGTTATGTCCTGCGCAACGAGATCCTTCGCGACTGGCAGTACACCGTGGGTCCTTTCACCGACGGCACGCGCGCGTGGCAGTACGCAGACTTCATGGCGGTCGCGCCGTACTTTGGGCATGACCGAGGGGACAACCCGCTCACGATGAGCGAGACCATCCCCCAAACGATCGCGCGCATTGCTGCCGAAGACATCCCACCCGTGATTGCCGATTTCCAAGCGAGCGTTGCGGCGGCCGCGGTGCACAACTTGCCCATGGCTTGCTACGAGGGCGGTCAGCACCTCTACAACAGCGACTTCGGGAACACCGCGTTGCAAGCCCGATTGAACGACATCAATCGCCACGCGAACATGTACGGACTCCTCTACAACTGGCTCAACTCGGTTCACGCGAGCTCGGTTCGGAGCAGCGGGCCGAACGGGCCGATCGTTGCCTATCACCACGCGGGCGACTTCTCGCAATGGGGCCGTTGGGGCTGGATGGAAGATATTCGCCAGATCATCAACGCGGTTCCTCGGCAGTGCCCGAAGATGGATGCGCTTGTGCAGTGGAACCTCGACCACGTCGGGACGTGAATAGTCGATTCCGCGGGGCGCTGGCCGTCGCAACGATAGTGGCAGCGCATGCCGCATCATAAGGCGCTCACGATCGAACACGGCATCCACGGCATTCTTGCCGGCACGATCGCGAACGAGACCAATCTCAACGCCGGCATCGTCAACGATTCGGAGTACCCAGACGGCCGCGCTGTCACCATCGAAGATGTTGGCAAGGTCTTTCAGCGCCTCGATAACGGCGCTTGGTACGGCCTCTTCAATCTCGCACCCGTCAACTGGTGGGTCATCAGCTCCGGTGCGCTCAACGCCTTCGAGCACGGTGACCTTCCGGGAGGAACGCTCCACGCCGTAGCCACGACCACGGTCAACGGCTTCTACGCGTCTTCTGACAAGGTGCTCAACGACAACCACCGCTCGGACTTCAACAACCCGCACCAGACGACCGCGCAGCAAGTAGGCGCCATCTCGACCGCCAATACGATGGCGGTCACGGGCACGCCTACCATCGGGCAAGTACTCACCGCGACGTCGACGACCACAGCCACATGGCAAGCCCCGGCGAGTGGGGGCATCTCGAATCGCACGCTCAACGCAGGCAACGGGCTCACGGGTGGCGGCGACCTCAGCGCGGATCGCGTCTTCAACGTGGGCGCACCGCCTGACGGTTCGATCGCGGTGAACGCGGACTCGATTCAGGTAGGGACCCTTGCGACCGACGCGCAGCACGGCAACCGCGGAGGTGGAGCGCAGCACGCGCTGGCGACTGCAGCGACAGCTGGCTTCATGAGCCCGGCAGACAAGAACAAGCTCGACACGTCAGTGAGCACGCCGCTTTCGAATCTCGCTCCGCAACCGCTTGGTACTGCGACGCCTGGCGTACTGCTTGAGAGCGCGCGAATCGACCACGTACACGCGCACGGCAATCAGCCTGGCGCGTCGCTTCATGCGCTTGCGACCGCGGCGGTGGCGGGCTTCATGTCAGCCGCGGACAAAACGAAGCTCGACACGATCAGCACATCGATCTTCGCGCGGCTCGCAGGCGGCAACAGCTTCACGGGCAACCAACAAATCGTTGGCAACCTCGCCTTGCTCGGAGAGTTCGCCACGACCGGCGGCGTTCAAGCCACGAACGTCTTTACCGGTGCAGCACCGACGTTCCAAGGAGACATCTGGGCGAGCCGTGATCTCCGTGCGGACATTGACGTGTACTCGGTCACGGGCAACGTCTACGCGACCGCGGGGAAGATCTATACCGGCGTGACCGCACCGCCGAGCGTCGGCGACATCCGCGCTGGCAACAACTTGATCGCGGCGAACCTAGCCATTGCTTCTGGCTTTCAAATCTCGCCTGTGATCCCGCAGACGCGAATCGTGAACGCCTTCAGCGATGCACAGACCTCGCAGACCACTGTCACGATTTCGAGCACCAACGTCCAATACGCCTCATGGCACTGGGACAGCGCTACTCACGCGTGGGTGTCGAACATAAGCGGTCCCACGGGAAGCCTGTTCTTCGGTCTAGATGTCCCGCATTTTGGCGTACTCAATCGCGTTCGTGTTCGCATGCAGCCCAGCGCGGCGCGCAGCGGCACGAGCAAGATGGCGTTCATCGTTCTCGCCGTCGATTTTGACGGCAACACAACCTCTCTTGCCACAGCGGTGCAAGACGACGGAACTACTAATCTTCAGACGCGTCTGCTGGACAACATCGGATACACCCTCAACAAGGGCGCGTTCTCTATTGTCGTCGCGATCGCCGCGGGCGGAACGGGCGGGACCGCGACGCTGGATAGGGTCTTCGGAGTCGAATACACGTTCACCGCGGATCAGCTGATACCTGGCTAGACCATCCGCAGTGCGCATAGCGCTGGTCGCAGTCTCTTCATTGAGGGCAACACAACCCGAATGGAGATACCCACGATGCGACTCTTGCGAAGACTCAGCCTTCTGTTTGCCAGCGTGTTCCTGTTCGCGTTCTCCGTGCCTCTCGCTTCCGGGTGCGGAACGCTCGCCGGCAAGAAGGTCGACTGGCCAGCTGTTGTGAGCGACTGCGCGCCGAACGTGCCCGATGCGATTGGCAAGGTGAGCGGCATCCTGCTCAATGACGGGAGCGGTTGGAAAGACCAGCTCAAGGACGTCGCTATCTCCGAAGGACCCAAGACCGTCGCGTGCCTCGTACAGCGGCTCGTGAACGACTGGTCATCCCCAGGCGCCGCGCAAGACCCAGGCGTGACGGCTGCGGCTGATAGAGGACGCGCCTTCCTGGCCGAGGTCGGCACGACCGTGCGGCTCGATGACGGCGGTGGCGGAACGTGATCTTCGCGCTTTGTACGGAGACGCCGCGGATCCGCACGGCGGACCTCTACGCGATGGCTGAGCCGCTGCGCATCTACGCGCAGCACGTCGCGACGGCGTACATGGACGAAGCGCCAGCGTCGGTGGTGGTGGTCGACCGCGCGGCGCATGTGCCCAAGGGCGCGATGCCAATCGTGTGCGTCGAGCAAGGCGATGACGTGAACACCATCGCCAATCACTACTACGACCGTGTTCGCGACGTGCCGGCTGCGCGCGTGTTCATTGCCAACACCACCGGCAATACCGCGGGCTCCGCGTCCGTGTTCGAGTCCATCTGCCACGAGCTCGCGGAAGCCAAGTGCAACGCGTACCTCGCGGTGTGGGCGGACCACCCGAACCCAGCGCGGCGCGGCATTCAGGTCGCTTACGAGTGCTGCGACCCCACGCAAGACACCTACATCATCGAGCACAAGGGTGAGAAGTGGCCCGCGTGCAACTTCGTGACGCCGCATTGGTACCGGAGCGAGCTGTTCGGCCGGCCCGCCATGCTCGTCGAGCTCGAGAACGACTTCGGCTACGGGCTCGACTGGTGCAAGCGGCTACGCCAACCCGGCGAGATCGGGCCCGAGGGGTATGTCGTGCTGCGGCGCGCGCGCCCCGACGGGACCTATGAGACGTGGTCCGAGGACAACTGGGGAAAGCTCGACGCCGGCTCGAAGAAGCTCGCGAACAAGCGTGACGACCACGCGCGCACTAAGCGCCTTGGTGGCATCTGATGGCTCGCCGCCCACGCTCGCGCGACAGCATTCCGGTGCTGATCGGTCGGCGGCGTGCGCGTGATCTCGCGTTCGTCGAGCAGCTCATGCTGGCGCAACGCGCCACGATTCGGGATCGCAACCGCGAAGCATCCGAGGACGTGACCACCTTCGCCGCGCTGGTGAGACAGGCCATCGGCGCGCGCGAGTGCTCGTTCGACGACCTTTGCCGCGCCATTCGCAACACGCAGCCCACGAAGTCGATCCTCGACGACGAGCTGCCTGACGAGCCTACGCCGGCCGAGAGACCGCGGGCACGGGCGCTCGACCGACTGTTGAGCAGGATCTTGGGGCGCAACCGGTAGAGCAAGGAGTCAGATAGTGAGTGAGTCGAAAGAGCCAACGGATGAAGCGCGCGAGTTGCTGATCAGGGTGAACAACAGCCTGCTCCTGCTCAACACGAGCGTGTGCAAGATGTGCGAATCCTTCGAAGCTCATCGCACATCGGCTACTCGGCCTTTATCCCTCTCCGCGATGCTTCTCCTGTTCATCTCGGGCGCGCTGGTTGGCTACATCGGCGCGAACGCGCATCTCACGTCGACGGCGGAGGGAAGGAGTCCTGCCCATGCCGCTTTCAACGAAGCTCGCGCGCATCATTGAGGTCGCCGCCCGCGAAGAAGGCATCATCGAGCTGCCGCGCGGCTCGCACTCCAACCGCTCCCCCCGCATCGACGAGTACCGCCCAGAATGGCGGCGGTCCGAGCTCTTCGCCGCCGACAAGAAGGCGGGGCGCATCGTGTCGGCCGAGGCCTGGTGCGCGTGGTTCGCTACCTGGTGCTGGCACGAGGCATTGCTCATGCACCCGTTTGACCGTCAGATCGGTGGGTGCTTCGAGCTTGCGCGCTCTGCATATGCACGCGGGCGTTGGTTCGATCTAGGCGCGACGCGGGGCTCGGGTGTGCTCGTCGGCCCCTACCCTGGAGCCGTGTTCGTCCGTCTCGAAAAGCCATTCGAGAAGGGGCAAAGCGAAGGGCACACCGGCATCATCACCGGCGTGTCTGAGAACGGCTGGACGGTGAGTACCATCGAGGGCAACAGCGGAGACGGCGTGCGCGCGGGCAAGCGCGACCTCACCGATCCGCTGATCCGTGGCCTCGCCCTCCCGCTCGGGCTTGATCCATCGGTCGAGGACTGGCCGCGCGGGCTGTTGTCGTCGGCTGATCTCGCGAGCCTCGGCACGCGATGAAGGACCTGTTCGATCAGCTACTCAGCAAGCTTCGTGATCCGCAGTGGGTTGGCGCGGCCATCTTTGCGATGGCGCTCGGGGCGTGGCGTGAGATGAAGAAGCGCAAGGACCCCACCCCGTCCTTTCAGCGCAAGGTGCAAGAGATCGACGCCATGGAGGAGCGCGAGACCGAGGTGGTTGTAGCGGCCGAGGAGTTCTCGAAGGGCGTGGAGATCGACCGCTTGCGTAAGCTCACAATCGAGCTCTCCCTTGAGAACCGCCAGCTACGCACCGAGCTCGAAGCGCTCAAGGAGGGCAAGCTTGACCTCGAAGCACGCGAGGCTGAATCCCGCGTCGCCGCGCGAACTGCGCAGAGAAATCTCGAGCACATCACGGGTAGACAGAAGCTGATCTCGCCCCGCTCAAACGAGCCGAGGGCGACCACTGCCGGCGACATAATCACCGAGCGGCCTCGGCCTCCACCACTGCGACCGAAGGCGTAGAAGCAACGCGGCCGCCTGTACAAGTGGGCCATGAACGAGCTCAAGAACTTTTTGGCGGACCTCGCGCTCTACTTGATCCCGATTGTCACGCCGCTCGTGATTGCCTACCTGCAAGGCATCAAGAGCAACTTGGCCAAGATCCACGGCGTGCAGCTGTCAGCGACCGAGGATCAAGCGATCAACGACTCGATCGAGATCGGCGTGCGGCGCGCTGAGGAGAAGGCGAACCAGCTGCTCGGCAGCGTCCATGCGCTCTCAGGCGAAGCGAAGCAGTCCATCGCAATCGACTCGGCGCGGCGCGTGGGTCCGCGCGGGCTGACGAAGTACGACGACGATGCGCTCAAGGTGTTGGTCGATGCGGCAGTGCAACGGCTTCGGCCCGTGCTGCAGCCGCCTCCTAAGAAGGAAGACGCGCCGGGGGCCGAGAGCTAGGCCTTCTCTTCGGCGTCCGCGGTCGATTCTGCGAGGTCGAGCATTTCATCGAACTGCTCCGCGGGGGTGTTGCTGCGTCCATCCTGTAGCGCTTGGAAGCGCTCGATCGCGCCGGGTGTCACGCGCACGGTGAGCTTCTCGAGCTGGCCGCCTGGCCGGGGTAGACGTCCCGCGCCTTCTCGTTTTCCGCCTCTGGGCATGGGCGCGAGCCTAGCTCAGGCCCCCATCGCCCGCTCGGCGCGCGACATCGCTTCGCACTCCTCGGCCTCACGTTCCTGCTTACGGAAGCGCTTCAGGGCCGCCTTGGCCGCGTCGTTCAGGTTGCTCTTGTCGATCTCGGGAACCAGGCGCTCTCCCCCGCACTGGTAGCAGGCCACGTCATAGCGCCCGTTGAGGTAGCTCTCGCGCTCGTCATCGTCCCATTCCCCCAACTCCTCCCCGGTGATGCCGCCTGCGTCGATGCTGGGGTTCACGTGACTGCCCTTGCCGCGGCACGTGGGACACACCGCGTAGCGCGCGGGGAAGGCGAATTCCTGAAACTCGGCCTCGTGCTCTTCGGCTTCGCCGTTGTAGAGCTCGACCGTGAGCGTCATGGCCTTCGCGTCGAACTTGAAGCGCTGGCCGCGCTCGCCCGCGACCACGCGGTGGTCGTTGATGTAGTTGCTCGCTTCGTGATGGCTACGCATCGCTTTCGCTCCTTTTTGGTTCCGTCACCGCGTCCCACTTGCGCAGGGCGCTCTTCCATGTGGCTTTGGTCGCGCCCAACTTCTTGGCGCGCGCATACGCTGCAGCACTCGCCTCTTCGCAGGCGACCCCGCACTTCAGGGCGTCTTCCGTTCTCGGCCAGGAGTAGTAGTGCTCGTCCGCCTCGCGGCTGAGCATGCGGGCAACCCAGCACCAGGCTTCGGCCGGGGTGAGCGGTCGTGAAGGCTTGGCCATGCGGCCACTCATCCGATTTGCACGCGCTCGCGCTTGGCGCGGTCACCGGTGTAGATCCATGCCTTGCCGTGCTTCTGCACCGTGGCGTAGCGGGCGCTGCCGTTCGGCCCCTTGTGGTCGCTCGCCTCGCCGATCTGGGTAAGCGACGAGTCGTAGTAAGCGGGGGGCAAGACCTCGAGAAAGTGCATCTCGAGCGCTTCGTCGACCGAGTCGCCAACCTGAAGAAAGTTGTGCAGGTAAAGGCCGCTGTTGTCCCAATCGCTGTAGGTCTTGAGCACGCCAGTAAGCTTCACGCTCGTTGTCTCGATCTCAGCGAACGCGTTGACGTGGTCCGTTGCCGATGCGTAGCGGGTTGCTGCGAAGGTGTCTTCGCGCGAGTGGCAAACGGCGCTATGCGAGCCTACGTTTCGAAACTCGACCCAGCGCGCGCCGTTGTCCGCCTTGCCCGAATGGATGATCTGCGCGCCCTTTCTGGCCACCGCGGGCAGCTCATCGAACGAGAGTAGGTCGAGAACGACGCTCAGCGTGGGATACATCGCGTTGCCGCTGAAGTAGGTAAATCCGATTTCGATTGTGGTGAGCATGGCGAGCGCGTCTCCCTTCAAAAGGTCGTGTAGAGGCCGGTGAGCGCGGTGATGGTGGTGCGGAGCGAGTCCGCGAAGACATCCTCGCTGACACCAACGCGACTGATGTTGACGCCGCGGCACTTCCACGCCTCGACCGTGTAGAGGTCCGCGCCCGCCTCGTAGACGACCCGGATCTTGTTGCAGCGCTTCGAGCCGCGGATCCCGAACTGCAGAGCCGTCTCGCTGCCTACGAGGCTGTGCGCCCCGATCATCGCGAAAGCCACGTTTCCAATCTGCTCCGCAATCGTTTTCGCCGTCGTCGTCATGACCAGACACTAGGCCCAACACAGATTGTTGTCGACAACAATCAAACATCGACTGGCGCTTTTCGTTCCTTCAAGCATCCGTACCGCCTCCCCTGCCCCGCCCATCGTCTTGATCTCCAAGGCCAAAGAGCCAAGCAGCGAAGGGGCACCCCATGGCAGCCAGGAAAGCAGCGAAGAAGAAGGGCACGGCGCGCGGGCGGGCGGCCATCGCACGGGCTGGCAAGGCGCTCTCAGCCAGCAAGCGCAAGGCGGCCAAGGCATCCCCCGCCGAGAAGCGCAAGGCGGCGTCCAAGGCGGGCTTGTTCGCTGGCGGTGGCAAGTTCTCGCGTGAGAGCGGCTCGGCCTCGGGCGGATAGCGGCCCGTGCGCGACCTCTCCGTCTTCTCCCGATGGAGCGCCCAGCACCCGCGCGATCCGCTCCTTGTGTGGGTATCGGGCGGCAAGGACTCGATCGCGGTGCTCAAGCTCGCGACCGAAGCCATCGGACCCGCGCGCATCGTCCCGTGCTTCCGATTCTTCGTCGAAGGCCTGCGATGCGTCGAGACGCCTATCCGTGCGCAGCTTGCGCACTTCGGCGTCCGCCATCCGCTCGTGACCGTGCCCGAGGTCAACACGCTCGAGCTCCTACGCACGGGCACGTTCACGCCGTGGCAAACGAAGGTGGGCACGCGGAAGGTGAAGTTTCGCGATGTCGAAGCGCTCGCCAAGAAGCGCACCGGTTGCGCGTGGACCGCGAGCGGCGAGAAGCAGGTGGACAGCCTGCAACGCCGGTTTCTGCTCCGCCCGTTCGAAGGCATCAACCCCAAGGAGCAGCGTCTCTATCCGGTGTGGGATTGGACGCATCGTGAGGTGCGCTCGCTCGTGGGCCTCTTGGGCGTTCCGCTCGCGCCGTCGTTTCAGGCCGCCGACAAAGCGGACATGAGCGGCGTGAGTCTGAACGTGCTGCCGCAGATCAAGGAAAGGTTCCCCCATGATTACGCAAAAATCATCGACGCGTTCCCGCTCGCCGAAGCCATCCTCGAGCGAGATCGACTCTTCGGCAGCCGCGGGCGAACGATCGAGGTTTCAAACCGGGTCGGTCGAGCGCATGCGAAGGTCCGCGTTGAACGTCGCAGCGTACAACCCACGGCACATCCAGAAGGACAACGCGCGTCGGCTGCGGGAGAACCTGCGCACGGTGGGCTTGGTGGGCCCGGCCTTGGTGTTCAACAAGCGGACGACGCGACTGGTGAGCGGACACCAGCGCCTTGAGCAACTCGACTTTCTCGAGGAGTACGACGGCACACCCGAGAAGGACTACCAGCTCGACATGACCGTGATCGACTGGCCCGAGAAGAAGGAGAAGCGACAGAACTCGTTCTTCAACAATCCGCGTACACAGGGCGCCTTCGACTGGGAGCGGCTCGGGGAGCTGCTCGCCGACGACCTGGCTGGCCTCGAAGGCTTCGGCTTCGACGAGGTCGACATCGGGCAGATGTTCCCCGGCGACGAGCGCTTCGGCTCCATGTTTCCCGACCTCGAGCCCGAGCAGAGCACCATGCCCGGCGCGAAAGGCGCACTCGACGCCATCGAAGCTGCGAAGGACGAAGCACGCACGACGAACGTGCGCGGGCACGATCGGCGCGTGTCGACGACCCCGCCCGGTGGAACCTCGGACGGAGATGCCGTCATGCCCGAGCTCGGCGAGGAGGCTGGCGCAGGTGGTGCAGGTGGCGAGACCTACACGCAGGAGTACCGCGATAGCGTGGCTGAGCGTCGCTACGCGTACACCGATCAGCTCGCTGGCAAGACCCGCGCTGACTTCTACGTGGTGGTCGTGTGCCGCGACGATGCGCACTGTCGCGAGGTCATGGGAGCGCTCGGCGTGCAGGACGTCGCGAACCGCTACGTGAGCGGCGATGTGGTGCTGGGCGCGGTGCGTTGACCTCAAGGCCAATCGTCATCGTCACGCCTTAGAGCGTCGAAGATGCGCTGATACTCCAGCGCATCAAGTAACTGCGCAACTACGCAACCCAGATAGTTCGTCCATCCCTCGGGCGTGTCTTCGTAAACGTCGATCACAGTGGCGGGGTCCTGGCCACCCTCGAGCGCGCGGGCCTCGAACGCCAGAACCATCGACTTCATGCGTCTCTCGTCCAGTGCGCCGGCCTGGTAGGCCCGCATCGTTGCGTCCTTGAATCTCTTCTTGAGCTCTTCGAGATCCTCGGGCGTCGTCATTCGAGCCGGATCTCAGCACTGGCCCGCTGTGACGACAAGCACCACCCGACCAAAGAGACGCCAGATTGCGAGGCCCTCGCAGAGACCGCCACCGCCGGAGCTGGGGCCGCGTTCGTCAGACATCCCACGCATCTGGATCGGGGGCTTGGCCATGCCAGCCGGCCACGTCGGCACCAGCCAAGGCCCGGCGATTACATGGCTCGTGAAATGTGAGCGCCGACCGTTGCGCGGCGCCCGCGCGCTCGCATCTTTTCGCGCATGGCAAAACTCTCCCCCACCCTGGTCGCCGCGGCGGCCATCCTTGCTGCTTGCTCTGCGGGCGGCACCGACACCATGGCCGAGCTGATGCACGACGCGGGCGCCATGCTCGAAGATGCCGGGCGCGCGATGATGGGCGCTGCCGATATGGTTGATGCGGCTGGCCCCGCCGACGCGCACGCTGAACCGTCGCGCACTCTCGAGTCAGAGTGCTCTCTTTCAACCGTCGCTACGATCGGGACAGTCGTTCAAACCCACTACTTTGCGCAGTTCGACGTGGACGATGTGAACGCGGTCGACCGCGTGTTGATCTGCGACCACGTTTCGAACCCCAACACCGTCTATTGCCCAGGCACATGCACAGGGTTTTCGATCCCAAAGCCCGACTGCACGACGACGGTCGGCTTCTCGTCAGGAGGCAAGTTCTACGTCGAGTGCGGCAGCGTCACTAGCGTCGACACGCACTATCGCAAGGCTCGATTGATCTTGATGTAGCTAGGCGCTGCCGGCGTTGACCGCTCCAAGCGCGCGACCCTCCCAGCGCCACACACCGACACTGCGCAGATAGCCCGCGCCATCGATCAGCATTAGCGACAGAAGGCGCCCATCGGGAAGGCGCAGCACCAGCGAATCGTGAAACACCCCAGGAGTGAAGTAGAGCGGCTTGAGCATGCCGAGGGTATCGGCGCGGCGCGCTCGAGGTTGCGAAGAATCGAGGTACCTACTGAACGATGGTGCGGATGATGCGATACAGCACGGTCACCACCGATAAAAGACCACTCGTCTTCGCGATCACAAAGTAGCCGCGCCAACGCATCCACGCTCGCTCAAAGCGACCCGCGCCGCGCGCGAGCGCTTCGTCGTACTCATGCTGCATGTCGGCGATCGCAGGCTCGAAGACGCGCTTTGCGTGCTTCTCACCGTAGACTTTTCGAAGGATGAGGTAGAGATCGTCGCCCAGCTTGCTGCTCGCCTTTGGGGAACGAGCGAGCTTCACGAGCACGAGCGCCTTGGACAACAGGTAAAGCCCGTGCACAAAGAGGATCGACAACATACCGAGCCTACCCGTCGCACCCGATATGATGTTGATCCACCACGATAGTCCGAAGAGAAGTAGCAGGGCGGCTGAGACTGCCCGGGCGGAGTTGCGCACCTCGGGGGTTAGGACGCCCCTCTCAAACTTCTCAAGGAGCCTGCGCAT